TCATCGCGAACAATGTTGACTGTCTTGCCCTCAAGGTGGCTGAGAGAGCCGGCAGTGGCGCTTCCAGGCAGGCTCTGGTCAGGAGCGGTGGCCCCGCTGAAATACTGCACGGCTGCATCGGTGGTGCGGTCATCATCAAACGTCTCAAGATAATATTTGGTGGCGCTGTTGATTGTGCGCTTGACGATCACATAGATTGTGTCCAGATCGACGCCGACATCTGTGAACACACCATCTGTAGTTAAGCTGGAGGGCGCGACGATCTGCTGGCCTCGGTTAATCATAAACGCCGAAATGCTGCCGGCTAAATCAGTACTAGCTGGGCGATAGCCGGTAGTGCTGGTCCCGTTCACGATCAGCAGCAAATCACCATCGGTCGTGTCAGTGGAGGAACGTAGAGCCATCCGCTTCGGGTCCATGATCAAATGCGAACTCAACAGCGAGATGTTGTTGGCCACATATGACAGCTCGACATCTGAAAACAGCAGCTCACGCAATGCCTTGCCGGAGCGTTGTATAAACAGGGTTCCACCCTCGGCGGCTTGCGGCCGGATGCCGACCTTGGAGCCGCGCCGCGTGGCCGACTTGATTGTGACGTTTGACGGCGTGATCGGGTCCAGATCGGCCTGGGGCAGGAAGAACTCGGCCCCCGTCGTGAATATCTGAAGGTCACGGCCGGAGCGGATGCCGGTGATGGCATTCACCGCATCGGTGGTCAGCGTGATCAGGAAGGCATCGTCGTCCAGAGATTGCGACGGTTTAAAGTTGAAGTGATCGCCTACAACACTGGCAAACAAGGTCGCTGGCCTAGATGCGCTGCCGCCAAAGTAAAGCCTGCCTTCATGGAAGGAACATGTGCGCGGCCAGCCACGGGTGTTCGACCAGACAGCCTCATAGCCACTATCAAGTTCGATGTCGGCGAAGGGTATTGGATCAGTGTTAATGAACGGCACCTCTACGATTGCATCGACTTCGTCATTGTTTTTGAAGTCTATAATCCGCGCTCGGCCGAACCCTACAGGACTTTTTACCTGGATAAACTGATCCACCATGTCGGAAGTAAACGGCGTTCCGGTGCTGCCTATGGTGATGTTTCCATCAACCGCAGAAGGTGTGATCGTGAATGATCCGGTAAAATTGCTAGTCGTTGGAGTGAACTGCACATTCGGTATCGACAAGCTGAGAGCTGTAGCCGTCCAGGTGGTGTTATTCGCTCCGCGCTGTACTTGGAATGGCGCAAAATTTTCATGGACAATGATGAGTGTATCGGCGCTCTGGGTGAAATAGAGCTTGTCCATGTCGAAGTTGCTGACCTCATACAGAGTGCCAACCGAATAATCCAGGTAGTCATTGCCGGAGCCGTTAATGTTGGTCAGCAGCGTCTGATTGGCAAAAAACCTAAACCGGATGGTCGAGGTGGTGTTTTGCGCCGAGGCCACAATCATAAAGTTCTGCGTCGTGCTGAACTCAAACGGGATCAGGACCGAGCCGTTGCTGGGGTTGTCGGCGGTGATGTCGGCAACAAAGCGTAGGCCAGGACGCCGGCTGAAGCCGCCCTGCGGTTCAAAGATTACATTATCAGCGGTTTCGACCGAGCTGTAATATTGCTGTAGGTCAATCCGTCCACGAAGCAGCGGGTCAAGCTCACCGTTCGTGAAGCTCGACTGATATTGTTGCACCCGGCTCATCTGACATCCGTAAGCAGATAATCGCCAACCACCGAGGGTGTCTGGCCGCCGGCATCGATTGCTGCTGCCTGCCGGAAATAGCCGCCCCGTCCAGATTCAGCAGCACTGCCGAGAGCTATGGAGCGCCAATATTCTGATTTCTGGGTTTGGTCTGTTATCGTTTCGGCGAGGTGCCAGGCCATTTGGTAGGCAAGTAGCTGGACAAAATATGTCGGCAAGCTGCCTTCAGACACAGCTTTCTGATAATCAATATGGATTTCGGTTGCGTCTGTCATAAGCACCGCGCCGCCGGCAGATGACTGTGCTATTTCCCAGCCTTTGAACAGCGCCGCGCCCGGGCTGGAGCTGGTGCGAACTGCGCGAGGTACGCCAAGCAACATGTCGCTGGGCAGCAGGAACTGGTTTGTCCATTCGTTCTGCGGGGTGTTGCTATCTTTAGTGAGCTGCGTCTTTGCAATCGTAAACGACCAGGGATACATCCCCATCGTCATAAATTTTACTTCAGTGTAAATCGTGTTTGCGGCCGTGGCGGCAGGGGTTCCATCGGAAAACGATGTAATAGCTTCAGCGCCAAGCAGAAGCAGAGCTTTATTGCAGATGCTAACATCAGTATCGCCGCTGGCCATCAGTCACCTCAAGGGAAGGGGGCCGGCGAACCGGCCCCACTTGTTTTAGTCACTATCGGTTTGAGAGATAGTTGTTCCATCGGAAACGTCCACGACGCCGGATGAGTTCGATACCACTGTGTGGATCGACGACGCCAAGGTGCCGCCCGTGCTGGTCACCGAAATGATCACATCACCAACCGAAACGTCCTCGGACACATCATTGAAATATGCCGCTGTGTTTACGGTCGCCACGGTATCTGTGGTCGTATAGGTGAACAACTGGGGTGCGGTGCCTTTTTTAGACTGACCGCCGATTGGGTTCCAACCCGCTCTTGCAAAAGCCATCTGTCAGCCCTCCTATGACTCGTCCATGACGACATCTACTATGCCATCAGTGTCAACCGCTACAGCGCCCATCGAAAGCATCGCGGTCACAAGGAACGACGTTTTCTGAGCTATGTAATTTATCTCCGTTTTCGGTGCGATACCGACGGCCACACCTATGGCGCTGCGGTGGAACGCAAAGCCGGTGCGGTCGTTGCTGGACAGCGGCAAGCCGCCTTCATCGCGGTCGCCCACAATGTGGAACTGGAAGCCCATCATCGTGTTTATGCTGCCCTGAACCAGGGCTTGCAGTGTCTGGAAATCGCTCGAAATCGCACGCTCATCACCCAGCAACCCAGCCAGGTTGTTGGCGTGGATGACAAAGTGACGATCCGTTGGCGGCACGTTCTTCGCATCCAGTGCCTTCTTGGCAGCAATTATCTTGCCGACATTCAGGTTCGATGCAGAAGCTGACCCACTGGTGACCACAGTCTTCGCGACTGTTGAGCCAGCCGAGGCTGTATTGAGAGCATCAATGATGATCTGGTCCTCACGCCGGCCTATGGCGTTACCCACCACCTGTGCCAGCTCCTGGCGCTCGTCAAAATTGACCTTGGCCTGGTTGAAAACGTCGCTGTATTCAGCAGCCACGAAGTCAGTAAGCGTGCAGGTAACCTGACTAAATGCAGCGTTGATCGGCACAACATCGGTCTGGGGTGTGCGCTCGGACGCCTGACCCTTACCAACCTTCGGGAATTTGACGGTATTACCGACAACACCCGTGCGCGTCCGCGCAGCTCCGCGAAGCACGGCAGCAGACTGGTAAGCCTGATGCACCTCTGCCTCGAATAGCTGAACAAACGCTGGAGAGAGATTTGTTGACATGACTGTCACTCCATTGATTGAACACACAAGATTTTCGCCTTGCGGGTTGTCGGGAGTGAACCCGGCCCTGGCTTACGCGAACGTCGCGCACGGTCTATTTCTAGACGCCAGACCGGCCCTTTCGGGTTATCAGTCAATTATTCTATGACACACAACCTGGAGGTTGTAAATACTCCGACCGCTACATTTGGTGTTTGCACATAAAAATGGTGGAGGGGGCGGGAAAACTACAGGGAAAAACCCACCCCCTCCAAAGTGGCCCCGCAGGGCTGGGGAGGAATCAGCGGCCGTTGGCGTAGCGTTTCTCGAAAAGACTTTCGACGTTGGCGCGATACCAGGTCGGATCACTAGCTCTAGGGTCTTTCATTAGCTCCGAGACTTTAGCATCAAAGTCTTCCTTGCTTTCACCAGCCTCGGCTACATCGTTTACCGGCATCCGAGCCAGGTCACCTGTCATGGCGCGAACCTTCTGCATCAGAACCTGACCCGTGGCGGTGCCGCCCCAGATGTTCAGCTCTTCTCGCATCTCTTCAGAGATTATGCCTTTGAGGAGCAAGCCATCGGCCCAGGCGACATTAGACTTGATAATAGCCTCGGCTTGTGGACCCAGGGCTTCCATTTCGTTCTGCACATTGATCTGCATTTCAGCGCCGGCCTCACCAGCAATGCCGGTGATCGTCTCGGCCAGCTCGGAGAACGCTGCCTGGTTGATGCCGTACTTCTGCGCCCATTCGCGATAGCTACTGACGACCGGGTCATCCGCTTCATAGCCGGCCTCGGTCAGCGCGGTCATATCATATTCGCCATTTTCAGGCGGCTTGTGTTCGCCGTGATGAAACTTTTGCTCCAGCTCCTTCTGGCTTTTGGCCATGCCCTCTAAGTCAGGGCCGTCCTTCTCATCCCAGTGTTTGCTGGGGAACCATTCGGGCCGTTCATAGATGATGTCCTCATCATCAGCGTCGGCGGCTTCTTGCTCCGCGCCTTCAAGGTGCGGCATGGCTTCGGGTTCTTTGTTGGCCTCTTCTTCGAGCGTCACGCTGGCCATCAGGCCGTCAGGAGCCGGTGCTTCTTCCGGTTGTTCCTGGGGCTGGTGGTTGTCATCTTGGCTCATTGGCTCTTTTCATCCTCTGTTCGATTTCGCGATAGATGCTGTTCTGGCCTTCACGCGCATAGCCAAATGATGGCTCGGCCCCCGGCACCCAGGCCGGCTGGTCCACGGTGATGGCTTTGAGGTGGGCCAGCACTTTCTTGCCGGCCTCGGTATCGAAAGTGCGTTTGAAGACGATGTCGAGATCGCGCTGTAGATTCACGTCATGGATGACAATCGGCGCATCGTCAGTCTCTAGGCCATCCCAGCCGGGCGCATTGATAGACCTAATCTTATCTGCTTGGTTCATTCAGCTACTTCCTGCATGGGCAGCTCGACGCCTTGCGCTTGGGCTGCGGCCTGCGCGGCTTGCATCATCTGCTGCTGTATCTGTTGACGTTCCTGCGGTGTGGTTCGCAGTGAGGCCGGGATGCCGAGCTGATCAGCCACATAATCACCGATAGCGTCCATCTTAATCAGCGTCTGGCCCATTGGTCCGAGCTGCTGGGCGATCTGCATGAACTGCAAGACCTCGTTGATCTTCTCGGCATTGTTGGCCATCGCCAGTGGGCTGATCGGCACTACGGTCACTTGCAGGCCGTTTACCTTCAGCGGCAGATCGATCATGCCCATTTCATCCATCAGCTCTAGCGTCCGGCGCACGATCGGGAACATGGTTTCACTGATGAGCCTGCCAAAAGCACTTCCCAAATTGACTGATAGCTCAGACAGCTTGGCGTTGATTTCGGTAGCCGACCGGGCGCTCATATTCTCCGGTGCCAGGCTTTCATCCAGCAGCGTTTTCTTGATGTTGGTGCGAAGATCGTTGCTCACGATCTGCGAGAGGTTGGCATCGCCAGAACGGGGCAGGGGAGCTAGTGACGGGCCACGCGGCCCACCATTGGAACTGACGCCAATGACAGCGCCCGGCACAATGCTGATCGTCTGCGGGTTAAGGACGCCATCATCGACCGCCGTGAACACACCGCCGATAGATATGCTGGCATTTTTTAAAGTTAATTCAACGACTTTATTCAATGTTTTAATGTCAGGTAGAGCATAGAGAACCGGCCCACGGCCATACCGTTCATTCGACGCCTTCATGTATCGGCTGATGACCCACGGGAAGCTCTTTAGCTGGCGGTGTAGAATTCTATCATCGCCCTCGTAAGTCATCACGCAGTAGTGGATCACGCCATCGATGGTGTAGGTGGCCTCAAGCAGCTCGACGTTCTCGGTCGGGTCTTCTTCATATTTTTTGACCAGGCTCTCCGGGATGTTGGCATCTGGGAACTCTAGCTGGATCAGGCGAAACGGGCGCTTAAAGCGGCGGTAGACAGTATCGACCGAGCCATTCGGCCCTTCTTCAAAGGTGATATGATAGGACGGGATGGCGGTGTAGCGGATCGGGGTGACATCATCGCCGGGCTGTATTAGCATGACTGCCGTTCCGACTGCTAGGTCCAGCAGGAATTCACCCATCGCCAGGTCAAAGCCTGACTGTTTCATAATACCGAACATTCGCTCCGAATAGAAATCCAGCGCCTGCTGGGCTTGCACTTTTTGATCGGCAGGGATTTCGTTGCCCGGCTCCAAACGGCACCAGGACCGCTGCGGAGGAAAAAGACTGGACTGGATGCGGTTTGCGAACCGGGCAGTGCTATGAATCGCGGTGCTGTCAAAAACGCGCTTCATCTTGTTCTGGCCAGGGACATCGCCCTCGTAGTAGCCGTCGTATAAATTTCTCATAGGCAGCGCATATTCATACGCTTCCTCATAAATCGAGCGCCACTGCTCTTTGTGCGTTTGCGCTTTTTTGTAGCGGCGCTTGATCTCTTTGACTTCTAGCATGTCACGCCTGCTTGTGTCGGTTGGCAAAATTTCGGGCGGCTTCTACTGAACTAAAGCCCCAGGCTTTGAGAGCCAGAGCCTTTCTAGTGGGCCGGCCCTTGTCATCCTTCATCGGACCCTTCATCCCGGCGAATCTGGCGGCAAATGAAACTCTTCGCGGCGACGTGCCGGATGACAATGGGCGACGGAGGTTAGAGCCTTCAGTCTTCTTGAAATGCTTGCGCCCGGCTTCATTCAGGCCACCGCTGGGGTTCTGGAAGCGTTTAGCTACCATATCCCTTAGTCATCTGTTTCTTCTTGCCAAACTTCTTCTTTGCCTTTTGACGAAGAGCTGTTGTCTTGCTGTCCATCTTTTTGGCCATCGGCCTTTTTGTCCCGTAATGTCCCGGCATCTTTTGGCTCCGTAAATTTCGGGTTGCGGATAAATCGGCGGTATTGCATCAGCCCCTCGGATTACGGCCAGCGCCTAAATTGGTCTGCAAAACATCACGGCTGGTATCGCCAGCCACGACGCCAGGCGCCATCAGGTTTGCCCGGCGTTGGCGTCCGGTTCCTCGTCCCCTAGACCTGGCCCTAGCGCGAACACGGCGGCGGGTTTCTTGCTCTTCGGCGGCTACCGCTTCTTCCTGCTGGACAATATTTTCCACCACTGCCGGTGGGGGAGGTGGCGGCGGTTTCGGCCGGCTGAAAAGGTTACCCATCAAAGTACCTCGCATACATCCAATAATCAGAACCGTCAGGGCCGTAGTGTTTCAACAAGCCCTCTTTCTCAAAATAACAGCGTTGCGCCCAGCGATCTGCCCGAACATTCGCCGAATGAACCGTGAACTGTAGCCGTTTCGTTCCCATCTTGGCGGCGGCATGCTCGAAAAATGCGAGGGACGCCCGG